CCACTACTGCCAAATTAGTTCTGAATTATCCCAAAAGGATAGTTGAATCGGCAGTGGCATTTTTATTTGGAAAACCCGTAACAATTTCCAAAATTACGGAAGGAGGTGATGAGGCGTTTACGTATCTGAAAAATGCCTTGAAAAACCTGTATTGGGATTCTGCAAATCGTCAAATAGCACGAATGTTGTTTATCCAACAACGTGCGGCAAAACTTTTTTACATCAAAAATCCACAGGACGCGGCTAATACAAAAATAGCCGCATTGGTTCTTACAAGTGCAAACGGAACATTTTACCCTAATTTTGCAGACAACGGAGACATGGATGCCTTTTTACGTCTGTTTTCTGTAAATCGTTTGATTGAAGGAAAATCTGTAGCAGTGGATTCATACGAATTATATACGGCAGAACAGATACGAACAGGCCAAAAGTTAAATGGCGTTTGGGTAGAAACGAATACGCCAAACCCGTTCGGAAAAATTCCTGTTGTGTTTTACCAGCAATCACAAGCGGAATGGGCGGATGCCCTAACACTAATTAACCGTCAGGAATTATCAATTTCGCAATTAACAGATACCAACGAATACTTTTCCGCCCCCATTGCAAAAGTATATGGAAACGTAACGGGCTTGGCAGATAAGGAAAGTCAAGGAAAGGCAATACAGTGTGAAATGTCCACCGATGCCATGGGTAACGTGCAAAAGGCAGATGTGGACTATTTGACGTGGGACCAACGCCCAGAATCCTTGAAATTGCAATTGGATTTAACCGAAAAATACATCTATTCGTTTACTTCCACCCCCGATATAAGTTTCCAAAGTATGTTGGAGAACAAGCCTGGGAGTATTTCAGGCGCGGCATTAGAATTTTTGATGCTCGACCCGGTTTTAAAATCGTATAACAAACAGGAAATTTTTTCAGAAAATTTGTCCCGTGAAATTTCAGTGGTTAAGTCAATATTAGGTACGTTGGAAACTAAATACGCCAACGATTTTGCGGAAATGGAAATTGAAATTACTTTTAATTCAGTGCTTCCTTCCAATTTACAGGAAATAATTTCAACACTTGCAATAGCCACGGGCAATAAGGCAATAATGTCGCAGGAGACTGCTGTACAAAAGAATCCGATGATTATAGATGTAAGTATGGAAATNGAACGGCTGACTGCTGAGGCTGGAAATGAGGCAGGAACGTTTAATTTTTAATTTTTATACAATTATGCAAAAGAATAATAACAGTAAAGTAGGCCCGATGCCTGCCGCCTTCCACTCCATTTCTACATTCGTGCGAAATGAAAAAAACAAAGAAAACAAAGGCATCTTTGTTGGGCATGTCGGGATTGCTTTTCGTGCGCACGTGGACGAAACGTGCCTGATTTTCAAACTCACAACATCTATCGGCATGTATTCGATTAAGACACAATTGGTGGATTCTGATTGGATTGTAATTCCTTCATCCTTATACAAATTATGAAGGAGCCTACGAACATAATCAGTGATGCGGCTAAGGCGTTCAAAAGTCTTATTTCAGGCGTGTCGAAGGAGCTGTCGCAATTGGTCAGTACTCATGGCATTTCGTATGTGGAACCTTTTTGGAAAAATAATCCGCAGTTACGAAGAAAGACTGATGCAATTATGGACAGATTTAAAAATTCACAAAAATCTGTAATCGAAAAAGGAGTATCAGATGCGTGGAATTTGGCAAACAAGGAAATGAATACACTTGTTATTGATTATCTGAAAAAAAGAGACGCCTTGGAATTGATTTCCGGAAAAAGCTATGAAGATATGGACGAGTGGAATTTAGGTAATGTAACGTCCGAAAATTGGTTAAGACAAAACGTGGCACAGTTACACCGATTTCAAAGTCGCACCACAAACGGAATGGGTTTGTCGGAGCGGGTGTGGAATAATACGGAAAAAGCAAAAGAAATGTTAGAGGCTNCTTTGTCCAGCGGAATCCTCGAAGGGCGTCCTGCCGCAGAAATGGCAACAATATTGAAAGAATCATTAATCAATCCAAATGCTTTATACAGACGTGTGCGAAATGAGGAAACAGGAAAATTGGAATTATCGAAACCCGCAAAAGATTATCACCCAGGGCAGGGAGTTTACAGGTCGGCTTTCCAGAACGCCTACCGCCTTGCAAGGACTGAGGTAAATATGGCATTTCGTACGGCGGAAAATGAACGTCTTAACCAACTCCCGTTCGTTACGGGATACCGAGTGAATTTGTCGAATGCACATCCAACGCCTGACATTTGCGACCACATGAAAGGAGACTATCCAAAAAATTTCGTATTCATTGGCTGGCATCCCTCCTGCATCTGTTATACCACAACTATCATGTTATCAGATGCCAAATTTAAGAATTTTTTGAAAACAGGCGTGGTAGAATCAGAAAATTATCTGAAAACCATTCCAGCAGGGGCGACACAGTATATTAAGGACAACCAAAAAAAGATTGACAAAATGGCGACCAAACCTTTCTGGTTTACACAAAATTCAGATATTATTACAAAAAAAGAAACGAAAAAACCAGCACCTCCTGTAAAAATTGAAACGAAAAAACTCCTTCCGAAGAAGCCTTCCTACAATTCTGTTAGTGAATTGGAAACAATTGCACAGAAATACGGCAATATGGTAATAGATGTTAATTTCAGTGCTAACGTGAATTGTGATTCTAATTTTAATAAGGTTTGGCAGGAAAGTATGGAGGGATTGGATTTGGATAATTTTTTATCCAAAATTAAGACTGTTTTGGATAAAAATAGGATGCAAATGAATAATGTTATGTTGTATCATTATTCAAGTGGCGAAACACTTTTTGGATTCATGGCGAGTAATGCCAATGGGGAAAAAATAAAAATGAGTAGGGTGTTTTCTCCCAGTTCCAAAAAAGAGGTAGAACATAGCCTATTTACAATGGATAAGGCATTGCAAGGAAAAGGGCTTAGTAAGGATTTATTCAAAATTTGGCATAATCAGTATAAGGAAATGGGCATAAGGAAAATCAATCTACATGCCAATTTGTCAATAGGCGGGTATGCGTGGGGGAAATACGGGTTTTCTATAAAGGTGAACTCGGTAAAAACATTAATATCAAAAACGTTCCCTGTCGGTAATCCTGCAGGAAAATTGGCGGAAAAAATATTTGGACAATGGAAAGCCTCCAATCCAAATAAAGATTATTTTCCAATGAATCTCTTTTCCAATGTGCCTGATTTTAAAAAATATTTATTGGGTTCTGATTGGCATGGAATTTTAGATATGAATGACAAAACACAATTACAAATTTTTGAGGATTATTTATATGGAAAAAAATAAATTGGAAGAGGAATTATCCACGAAACAACACGCGGAGTTCACTGTTTCTGAGGAAACAGACAGGAAACACCTTGCGTGGACTGTGTGGACTTTGGCAATTAATGATATGGGTAATGTGAAAAATTACGCACAAATGTATAAGGTAACGCTCGCCGAATTAAAAAAATATCCGTTGCCTACATAAATAAATAGTATCAGTATCAGGAAATTAAAAATTAGGAGTATGGTTAGTTTACAATTTTTAGGTAATTTTTTGAAAATTACAATGGGAGGAAATGTCTATTATCTGCCTCGTCTTACAGCAAGGTTTAATACAGCGGACGACAAATTCGAGGTATTTACAGCGGATTATCGAATGCGGTTACATTTGGGCGCTTTTTCCGATATGCAATATTTGGACGGAGCGGATTGGATGTCCTTTATGGATTTCGCCGATGCTGAAACGTATTTTGCACAAGGTATCGGGATATTACCAGCTTCCGATTACGTTGCGGTAAAGGATGAAAACGGAGATTTAATATCAGCATCGAACCCGTTTCCTGTTACGATGTCACTTCCCATAGATGGGAATGGCTTTTTTCCCACATCGGAAAATATGTATCTGTTTTCATGGAAAAATGAATTTGAGTGGCGGCGTTCAATTTTTTGGACGCAATACATTACCACAGGCGGGAGTGGAATTTTCTCAAAAAATGAATCCGCATACATACTTACATCTGCAAATACAGGAGTGGCGGCAACGTTTACGAAACGCCGGTTTAACGGAGGAAAATCGGGACGGTTACTTGTGAAAAATACCTTCCAATGCAATCGTGATACAGGGGCAGAATATTTTGTTGGATTTTTCGATTTGGACAATTATGATTCTCCTGTGATTGACGGAACAATAAGAAACGGTGTCTGCCTTGTTATAAATGATATTACGATGTCCATTCGTATTTACAATCAAGGCGTTATAGTGAAGGCCATCCCACAAAGGGAATGGGATGACGAATTGAATGGCACAGGAGCAAGTGGCCTTGCAATTGATTTCAAAAAAATAGTTCAAATTGGGATAATGATGGATTCCATATCTGTATTGGGGATTGAATTTTTCATATACAAGGCAGGAAAATCCTACAAATTTCATTGTATTGACTGGGAGGAATTGAATCTTTCCACGCCTTTCGTGAGGACGACCGCATTACCACCCGCCTTTCTTATTGATTCAGTTGGAGCGGCAGGAGAATTGAAAATATATGAAACATCGGTACAGTCAATTGGAAGGTTCATGGATGTTGGACTCCCTTTTACAGTGGCAAGTGTTGCCGGTTCCCAAATTTTATCAGGGCAAACGGAAGTATTATTAGGGATTCGATTAAAATCTGATTCCTACAATGCCGAGGTATTGGTTGAGGCTTTTTCCGTAATCGTTACCTCCTCTGGCAATGCAGAATTTTGGTTAAGTCTTAATCCAACGTATAATGGAACGGTTACGTGGACAGACGTGCCTAATACTGATTTACAGAAGGCAGAAAATAACAATAATATTTGGACAGCGGATACATTGAAATTTGCAGGTGCATTTATTTCTGGACGATTGGATGCGGCTGGATTTTCGGAGTTTTCTGATTTGTTTTTAGGCAAGGCTGCCTCTGGCAGGATGGACGAGATTTGGGTGGTTTGTAAATCATTATCGTCCAATGAGGTATATCAGGTTTCTATAAATGGGATTTCAAAGTAAATATATATCATTATGAAAAAAGTTGTTATTATTAGATTTAGGAAATGGATAATTTCCAAGCGTTTACAGTTTACGCGGTTTTCCATTTTGGGGATTTTTGGATTATACGCATTGTTAGGAATGTTAATTGCTCCCGAATTTACGCGGATTGATACATTATTTCTGGCAGTTGTGTTGTATTTTTCGTTTCAGCAACGGAAATAGATTTCAATATGAAAAAAAAACTTTTTTAAAATATTTTTAAAATATTTTCAGTAGGACGCATATCCATCTGAAAATCAGGCGAATATATATAAAATAATTTGCCTGAAAATTGCTCAAATATCTGATTTATTTGTAAAATTGGATTTACCTGTCTATATTTGTATTATTTTTTGATAAAAATAATAAATATTTTCCACCATGAATGAAAAATTTAAAGAGGCGTTGATTGCCGCTGGACTGACTGAGGAACAGGCGACCATCTACTCCACATTGATTACGGTTACAACCGATGAGGACATTACAGAAAAGGCCACTCAAATTGTGGAACCTTTCAAAAAGGCATTAACATCGGAAACCGACAAACGGGTAAAGCAGGCAGTCAAGACCGCCGTTGCAAATTATGAAAAAAAACATAATTTAAAAGAGGGCATCCCAATCACAACGGAACCTCCGCAAACGCCTACTCCGCCTACCTCTCCTACTCCGCCGGCGACACCTTCTACAACTGACCCGATACTGAAAAGCGTGTTGGCAGTGATGGAAAGTTTGAAAACAACGGTAGAGGAGTTGAAATTTGCTGAGGTGCAAAAATCTCGCCAATCTGCAATTCAATCTAAATTGGAAACTGCAAAAATTCCGCAACCTCTCCAAAAAAGATTTATTGACAATCCAGCATGGACAGATGAGGAATTGGACGCCGAAGTTTCCAATTACAAACAAGAGCTTACTAATTTAGGCATCGCCTCCTTGAAGGAGCCTAATTTGGGAGCGGGTTCACTTTCGGTGGAGAAGGCGGTTGAGGAAGCCGCAAAGGAACGCAACGCTGGCGGTGTCGGCATTGTAAACGCAGGCATAAAAGCCAAACCACTTTAGTATTCACAAACAAAAATTAATTTTTTATGAAACCAATTAAATTCGTATTACAATTATTATTCCTTTTTGTGGCAGTTTTCGCCGCAGATGTCGCATTGTCCACGCCGGATATTTATTCCGCTGGCACAAATTCATTCACCGCAATGGCGGGACTTTTTGGCAGTTTATCAATTTCGCAAACGGACGGTATCGGAGGCGTTGTCATTTTTGATAGCGTAATCGAGGATTGGGTTGGCGGTGCTACGTTATACAAAGCACGAATACCCTCTACAATTTTACAGATGCCCGCAGGAACGTTTTTAAAGATAACGGACGGCGTGGCGCAAGTTGTTAAAAATGCGTTGGTTATAGCAGGAGGGACTGCAACGGCGATTCGGGTGAATAAGGCACATCTATTTAATGTAGGCGATAATATATTCGTATTAATGGCTGATACCTCCCGTGCAATTTCCGCAATAACCACAACACATCCCGATTACGATATACTTACAATTGCGACAACCTTGGGACACACACCAGCGGCGGGAGAAATTATAAGTGAGACGCGAACCGCGAATATTACTCTGCCCACGCCCAAATATGTACCCAATGCAATATTGAAGGAAACCGTAGATTTGGAGCATGTAAATATCATGTGTTCGGGTGTTGTACGAGGTTCAGTTCGTTTGTCTGCCTTACCTTTTGCGGTTGCCGAGGCAAATAAGAGTGAACTGCCTTTGATTCGATTTGTTTAATTTAATAACTTCCAAAATTTTAAAAAATGGAAAATTCAATAGTAAAGGAAATTACCCAAAAAGGACTTGAGACGTATTTCAAAGCCAGAACATTCGAGGCAATGTATTGGGCAACCTTTTTCCCACTCAAAAATGTTATGTCATTGTCGGTAACGACATTGATAGGAGAACAAGGAGGACGGGTCGCCGCAGATGTTATTTCCTTCGATGCCTCAGCACCTCTGAAAACCCGTCAGGTTGTCGGAAAAATGCAAGTAGAAATACCGAAAATCGCCGTCAAACGAAAAATGTCTGAAACTGCCATTTTGGAATATACAATCCTCGCAGGCATGGCGAATCCGGCTGAACGTCAAATTTTGGATTTGGTGTATGAGGATTTAGATTTCGTTGTTCAAAGCGTAAACGCCCGAATGGAATGGCTGGCTTTGAAAGCCTTGTCTGCTACCAAAATAGTCCTTAACTCTACTAATAACCAAGGAATTGTAACAGAAGAGGCAGTGGATTATCTTATGCCTGACGACAACAAGTCCGGAGCCTTAGTGATTTGGAGTACGGCAAACGCCGCAACCATGAAACCAATTGACGATTTCAAGGCAATTGTTTCCTCCGCTCGTGAGGAAGGGAAAACACTTGCGTACGCATTGATGGATCCAAATACGTTTGATGTATTTACGGGTTCAACACAGGCACAGGATTTCGCAAAAACCTACGGAGGATTAACTGCGGGAAGTGTTGTGCCTTTCATGTCCGTTGATTATATCAATACTGCCTTGCGTGCGGCACGTTTACCGGAAATACGAGTAATTGACCAATCAATTATCACAGAGGAACGTTCCGGCGTGCAGACAAAAGGAAACCCATGGGATACCAATTACGTAACGTTTCTTCCTGATGTTCCTGTAGGAAATATGTTGAATGGCCCAATCGCCGAAGAATTACGTCCTCCAAAACAAGTTCTCCAAAGTAAATCGGGAAATGTGTTGGTATCGAAGTATTCTGTAGTGGATCCACTTGCCGAGTTTACGAAAGGAGAGGCGAACGCATTTCCCGCATGGAAAACCGTAGCCAACTGTTATTCATTGAAACGTACTGCCACAACTTGGAGCTAAGATGGACGTATTCGAGGCTTTGAATACAGAGGTCAATAGTGCCAAACTATCAAATAAGTATTTGGTATTGGTAGGATTAGTTCCTACTGATACCTTTACGGCTGATAACTTTCCGCAGGTTGAATTGGCTAAGGCATATTGTTTTCGGGCAATTTTAACCCAACCCGATTATTCCGAGGATGGGTTGGCAGTCAATTACGACCGCAAATATCTACTTGCGGAAGCGAACCGAATTTTTGAACAAAACAATTTGGACGATTTGATAATGGGAGGTGTTCCAAAAGTGAATAATATAACAGGAATATGGTAGAAAGGCATCCTCATACGTTTATTTTGCAAAGTTTTTCAGATGTTCTGAATAAGGATGCCAACGGCAATCTATTACCGCCTGCAATTGTGTTGGAAATTGAATGTGAAGGACGGGCGCAGGTTTCCGATACAAACCTAATAATAGGAGAAAATGGAGACCAATTCCCTGTTAAACACACAATTACATTTCCTTTACAGGATTCTGATTTTTCGGGAGGCAATATTATTTGGGCGGGAAAATCCTACCCAATTATTCGTTGGAGAAATTATCAAAACCGTAGCAAAGCATGGCTGTAAAACCCTTATTTACAATGGATTACATACAAAACCTTTTTGAGGATTTTGTGGAGGAACGTATAAATAAGGAAATAGCAATCCTAATGCGCATGGGAGAGGAATTTGTCAATAAGGCGCGGACAAATGGGAGTTATACAGATAGGACAGGAAACCTTCGTAATTCCGTGGGTTACGTGCTTATGAAGAACGGGATTGTAATCCAAAAGGAGATTGGATTACCTCAGGTAGCAGAATTATTCCCTGAAATATCTGACAAATTCCCAAACGGAATTGTTTTGATTGGCTTTGCAGGGATGCAATATGCTGAGGCGGTTGAGGCAAAAGGATTCGATGTAATTACGGGAAGTATTCCTTCCACATCGGAACAAATGTCAATGTGGTCTCAATTTTTATCTTAGGAAAATGGATGCAAATATCGTATTATCAGAATTTTACAGGCTTGTAAATGTTCCAGAAATAACGGACGAAATAACAGGAGGAATTTGGAAAATCAAAAAGCCGGCAGGACGAAATGAGGAGGATATTGTAATCAATATACCTGTATTTTCCCACACGAATAACGGACACCTATTTACGGGCGTTGTAAATATCAATATTTATACAAAGGAACTATCTACGCACACTCCAAATATGTCTCGGATGCAATTCATTACTGAAAAGGTTTTAAGTGTGCTGGACTTACAATTTGGTGAACGGAATGCAGGCCTGCTTAATTTTAGAATGGCCTCACAAAATTATTATCCAGATGCGGCTGAGGAAACCGCTTTTTTCACAAACTTAAGATTGAATTATTCATTTAAAAATTAGAATAAAATGGCTCGAAAATCTGATATTTTTGGGATTTCCAAATTGGAAATTGGTGCCCCCGGAGACGGTATCATGGGCATAATTTTAGTGGAGTTTAACGACATTAAGGAAGGTTCAGCTACATTAATGCTCCCGCAAAGTGAAACAACAAAGATTTTTTCTGAAACCGACCGCAAAGTGCCTTACAGAGTAATAGATGCCGGCGCCTCTGAAGGCCCAAAATTGTCTTTGGAATTGCTCGGCGTGGACATGTCCAAATGGCCTGATTTGTTAGGAGGCACATACGCATCGGGAAAGTGGACGGCGGCGACAACCTCAGCAGACAATTACAAATCATTACGAATAACTACCAAACCAACGGACGTACTCGGAACGGTTTTGAAAATTGAAATGCCTTACGCATTGATTACCAGCGGCATAGATGCTGTATTGACATTTAACGACCTTACTCCTATCAAGGTAACTGCGGAGGCTATGATACCCGTATCCACCTCAGGTGTTGAAGGAGATGCACTGACAATCGAACAAGTGTAATACAATGGAGCCCAACATGTATTTACGTATAGCGGAAGCGGCTTTGGACAAGCCCTTCCGCTTTGTTGTAAAAAGTGAAACACAGGAAGAGGATGTTAGGTCGTTTGTTGTAAAACCCCCTACATTTCGCACACTTATTGCAACGTCTGGGAAGTTAGCCAAAATCGGTATTACTGATTACGAGGCATTGTTCCAGGATAAAAATGTATTTCAATTCATTTCCGAACATGGAAATACAGTCCTTGAAGTTATGTGCATACTTATTGCTGGAAAGGAGGAATACGATGCGGAAACATATTCCTTTTTGCAGGATAACCTAACGCCTTGGGAGTTGTATGATATTCTGATTGGAATATCATTACGAATAGGGATACAGGATTTTCAAAAAGCTACCATTGGAATAATCCCGATGGGCCTGATACAACAAGCGGAGATAATAGCCGCCGCAACACAATATTCAACCCCTACGAATTTGCAGGCGGGTTTATGAATTATTTTGGAATGACATGGGAGGAAATTCTTAATTCACCTTTCCAACGTTTATTACTTTTGGCAAACAGTATTCCTAAATTGAACAATCACAAATCCACGCCTGTAACGAATGAAAAAAAGCCACTTGGTATATTGGAATTTGCAAAGGCAAATAATCTGTTAAAACGCGGATAATCCGTCATAAAATCAATTTCTATGTCATTACTTGGAACTTTGAATTTTGCAACCGCTATAGATAATTCAGGACTGCGGCAAGGCACAATAAATGCCCAAGGAATCCTACACGGTTTCGCAAACAATATCAATAAGGCGGATATATTTGCAGGACTTGCCTTTGGCGGTGTGCTGGCTATGGGGAAAATCGCTACATCTGCTTTCAATACATCGAAAGCGTATCAAACTGCCATGAAGGAAATTGAAACAGTTTCCGATGCCACCAAAAACGATTTCGAGGGTATGTCGGATGCAATTGCAAATGTTGGCATAGACGGAAAAATTCCGCAGACTGCTGAACAACTTGCAAAGGCTTTCTATGATATTGCGTCCGCCGGTTACGATGGGCAGAAAGGGATAAATGTGTTGGATGTGTCTGCTCGTGCGGCAGTTGGAGGTATTACAGATACGAAAATAGCCGCAGACGGGATTACAACGTCCCTAAATGCTTGGAAATTAGAGGCTTCAAA